ACAGTCCTACTGTGTGGTCGGGCACCGGCGGCGCAAATAATTTAACTAGTTTTTTAGCCAATGAAAAATTGCAATCTAATATAACGCAGGTCAGTATGGACAAAGGATTAAATCAGTTAAAATCTCAAGGATTACTAACAGGAACAGAAAGTCCAGCAAATCTTGCTGGTGTCAGTGCATTGTGCAGTAAATTTGATCCAGCAACTGCGTCTGACTATCTTAAAGGCGTTGTCAATCCAGAACTAAAAACACAATTAGATCAGATCATGCGAGATAGCCAGTTTAGTATAAATGCAGTTGATCAGAAAATACCTGACACAATCAAGGGCATAGTACCAGCCCGGGTATTTTCTGGCACAACTTTACGCAGTGGAATTGATGTATCCAGCGCATTACTTGTGCCCAGCGACAAAGTACCATCCTTTAAATTTGGGGGCGGTAGTGGCAGTCCAGAAAATAAAGGAACAGCAACCAGCCTGCCTTTACAATCCAATTCAAGTTCAGCGTCAACCAACACAGCATTTGGCTCAAATCAAATTGAAGGACAAACAGGTACTGGTGTTGCTGGGCTCAAAGGTACTCCGTTTGGATCATTCATTTAAAGGTTAAATACAATTATGCCAACATTTATCGGTTATAACACAATTAATCAGTATAAAAAGTTTACACTGACTGACCGCGACCTAATACAGCGTGATTTACTCAATGCGTTGACTATCAGACGCGGCGAAATGCCAGGTCGTCCTGATGTGGGCAGTGGCATATACGATCTTATGTTTGAACCACAGGCGTATGAGACTCAACGTGCTATAGAATTAGAAGTACAACGTATTATTGGGTTGGATCCTAGAATTCGGGCTGATTCCATAAACTCTTATCCACAAGAAAATGGTATTCTTCTTGAGATATTAATAAGTTACGTTCCTGACGCAAATTCTGAAATGCTTAGGGTGTTTTTTGACACACAAAAAGCCACAATAAGTTACATCTAAAAGTACGTGGTTAATTTCTTCGCTAAATAATAAAAAGCGGAAAAACAATATGGCAACCACATCAAGACAAACAGCAATATTTGGTTTAGAAGACTGGAAAAAGATCTATCAAACATACTCTCAAGCAGACTTGCAGAGTTATGATTTTGAAACCTTAAGAAAAACCTTCATCGACTATTTGCGTCTCTATTATCCAGAGACATTCAATGATTACATTGAATCCAGTGAATTTATAGCCTTGCTAGACGTAATGGCCTTTATGGGGCAGGCACTGGCCTTCCGTAACGATTTAAACACCAGAGAAAATTTCATTGACACAGCCGAGCGCCGTGACAGCGTGGTACGTTTAGCCAACCTAATAGACTACAGTCCAAAACGTAATGAAACTGGCGAAGGTTATCTCAAAGTATTCAATGTTTCAACCACAGAAAATGTAATAGACTTTAACGGTAATAATCTTAGCAATATCACTGTCAGTTGGAATGATACAACAAATCCAGACTGGACTGAACAGTTTGGCGCAATTATCAATGCCGCACTGGTTGACAGTCAGCGTGTGGGACGTCCTGGTAATACCAAAACATTAATGGGTATTAAAACAGATGAATATGCTGTGAACTTGGTTCCAGGATACTTGCCTGTCATTCCATTCAGTGCCACAGTTGATGGAATCAACATGTTGTTTGAAGCAGTGAGCATGACATCTGAAGGTAAAGAATCTCTATATGAACCTGCACCACGTCCCAGCGGTGCATTTAACGTCTTATACAGAAATGACAAGTTAGGTTATGCCAGCAACAATACTGGATTCTTTGTTTATTTTAAACAGGGTGTACTTGACAACCAAGATTTTACATTGACTGAGCGTATTAGTAATCGCGTGGTCAGCCTAGGCCTTGAAGGTGTAAACGATACAGACACTTGGTTATACAAATTAAATGACAACGGTGCCATTGAGTCAGAATGGTCATTGGTTGACAATGTATATGCTACAAGTGCGCAACAAAAATCTATATCTAAAGAATATTATTCTATTACCAGCCGTGCCAACGATGCTATAGATTTAATTTTTGGCGACGGTGTATTTGGCGACATTCCAGTTGGGACATTCCGCGCCTATGCTCGTTCCAGTAATGGTCTACAATATGTAATCAATCCAGAAGAGATGCAGGCCATTGATGTGCCTATTTCTTATATTAGTCGTTACGGACGGCTTGAAACATTGAATCTAACTGTGGGACTAACAACACCAGTCAGCAACTCACGCAGTAGAGAAACCATTGTTGACATTAAAACTCGTGCACCAAGTAGATACTACACACAAAATCGTATGGTCAACGGTGAAGATTATACAAACTTTCCATACACACTGTATGGTAGCATAGTTAAAAGTTCTGCGGTAAACAGATCAAGTACTGGTACAAGTCGTTATTTGGATCTAGTAGACGTCACTGGAAAATATTCTAGTATCAATGTGTTTGGATCAGATGGGTTGATATACAGAAACAATGTGTTATACCCAAGCACATTTACGTGGATTGATGTCAATGACATTGCCAGCGCAATTACTAATATAATTGAACCGCAATTATCACGTCGTCCTATGTTGCAATTTTACTATGAAAATTATGACCGTCCTGACCTAGAAATTCTTAATATTTCCTGGAGTCAAAGTACCACGCAGACAAATTTAAGCACTGGATATTTTAAAACATCTACAGGAGCACCTAAATCCATTGGCACATACAGTAGTGATAATACAAAATATATCACTCAAGGGTCATTGGTTAAATTTGGCGCACCAACTGGATATTGTTTTGATAAAAACAACAAACTAAAAGTTGGTTCACCCACAGCACCAGACGACAAGATTTATATTTGGGCCACAGCATCAGGCATCACACTTGATGGTACAAATTTTGGTCTAGGAAATTTAACCGATGGGTCGGGTCCAGTAATATTGAACAACTACATTCCAACTGGTTCAATTCCTTTGGAAGTAGTGCCAACATTTGTCAATGATATTCCAACTGTGCTTGAATCTGACATTGCAGATCAAATTGAATTATATAGAAACTTTGGAATACGATACGATTCTACCACTAGAGAGTGGGCTCTGATCACCAGCACCAACTTAGCAACCAATGGCACCTTTAGTTTAAATAATGCAGGCGATACTACAGGTACAGGATTAGACGCATCTTGGTTAATTCAATGCACAACTGATGGTGAAACTTACACAGTATTGGCTCGTAATTTAGACTATTATTTTGGTAGTGTTTTAGAAACACGTTTCTTTTACGAGAATAACCAAAAAATTTACGATAGCAAAACAGGCACAGTGGTCAATGACTTCATTGATGTTTTAAAAACAAACAGTCAGCCTGACAATGCAAGCCCATTAAATTCTACAGTGAGATTAGACATCATTGATCAACCATTACAAAGTGATGGCTATAGAGATGATTTTTCTGTTGTGGTTAGTTTTACTGACAGCGACGGTGATGGTGTTGCAGATGATCCAGATATATTCACTACCATTGTGGCACCTGACATTAATGTTGACAACAAATTAATTTTTCTACAATTAACCACCGACTTTGATAATCTTGAACGTTATATTCCTATTAACAGTGGTATAGTTGATACATTATATGCAACTAAAGATGACATTGAAGCCAGCAAGGGCGAGTATATCAATGGACAATTATTCTACGCAACCACAGACAAAACATTCTGGGAGTTAAATGTAAGCACAACTGCTGTTAGAACACTGTCCGCCCGCACAGACTTTATTGCCTACACTGGTCGTCAAGATCTATCATTCCAATATCGTCATAACGCACCGTTAAATCGTAGAATTGATCCAGGCACAACAAATATCATTGATTTATATTTGTTGACGTCGTCATATTACAACGAATACATTAACTATATTAGAGACACAACAAACACAGTTACTGAGCCAATCAGACCCACAGTAGAAGAATTATCTACTGCATATTCTGGTCTTGACGATTATAAAATGATCAGCGATAGTCTAATACCAAATTCAGCCATGTTCAAACCTTTGTTTGGTAGCAAGGCTCCTAAAGAATTACAAGGTATAATTAAGGTAATTAAAAATTCATCAACAACAACCAGTGACAGTGAAATTAAAACACAGGTAATTTCGGTTATTAATAATTTCTTTACTATTGATAACTGGGACTTTGGCCAAACATTCTTCTTTAGTGAATTAGCAAGTTATATTCACAGTGAGATTGGTGAGATTGTTAGTTCTGTGGTACTAGTACCAAAAGATACATCAAAGAATTTTGGTGACCTATACGAAATAAAAGCAGAACCAAACGAAATTCTCATTGGCGCCGCCACAGTAAGTGATGTTGAAGTAGTTGATGGACTCACAGCCAGCGTACTTAGAACCTACACAGGAGACTTTTAATGGCAACAAGAATCCGTAGTGTAGATTTTCTACCTGAGATTTTTCGCACTGAAACTAATAAACAGTTCTTAAATGCCACCTTGGACCAATTGATCCAAGAGCCACAATTAAAACGAATTCAAGGCTATATTGGCCGTCAATTTGGTAGTGACATCGATGACGGATATGTTGTTGAAACAACTAAAAATCGTACCAACTATCAATTTGAACCAACTGTTATTTTTCGTGATGCTGACAACAATAACATTGTCAATGATGCTATAACATACCCTGGCATATTAGATGCTATAGTTGGTAAAAATGGTATTGCAACCAAACAAGATCGTTTATGGAACAGTGAGTTTTATACCTGGGATCCGTTTGTTGATTTAGATAAGTTTACAAACTTTGGTGAATACTATTGGTTACCAAACGGACCCGACCCAGTTGACGTATCAACCACAGCAGTTCCAATGACTGACAGTTTTGATGTCACTCGCGAAGACAATGGATTTGAATTTTCTGGAGTTGCAAACATCAACCCACCCATTGTATTAGCACGTGGTGGCAATTATACATTTGATGTCAACGACCCAGGACGTCAATTTTGGATTCAGAGTGCACCAGGTGTGAATGGCAAGTTACCTATTGCAGATAATATTTCTAGTCGTGATGTAATGGGAGTAGTCAACAATGGTGAAGATTCTGGAACTATTACATTTAATGTACCACTAAAAGATGCACAGGCATTTTACTATAATTTAAATGATCTTGGACCAGTTGACTTGGCCACAAATATGAAATTCAACGAGATTAATAATATCTATGTTGATCAATTGCCCACTGGTGTTGACGGACTAAGAGATCTTAACAATCGTACACTGATATTTTTAAATAGAGAATTGGATGCACAAGATGGTGGTTGGCAAACAACTACCTTTTATGATGACACTGATAATCCATACGACACAATTGAGTTTGATCAAACATCTGACCAACCAGCCCTGGCTGATAGATATAGCGTTTGGCGAATACAATATGTGTATGATAACGATGATCGTGCTTGGATCAAACTAGTACCATCTCAATCAACTACAAACTTAGACAAAGTCAGAATTGAATTTGGATCCGACTATAGTACAACTAGTTTCTATCTTAATGCTGACGGATACTGGGAACAAATTCCGTTACTTACAGCAATACAAGATACCTTATACTATCAAGACAGTCAGAATCCAAATTTATTTGGTGAGATTCGTTTAATTGATCAAAATAATGTTGCTACACTAAACATCAGCGACATACTTGGACAACAAGAATATATCAGTCCTAATGGTGTTACATTTACCAACGGATTAAAAGTACAATTTCGTGGAGAGACCAATCCCCCTGCATATCAAGATCAAACTTATTATGTTGAAGGTGTTGGTTCTAGCATTGTGTTACTTGCTACACAAAATTTTGTAACTCCAGAAATTTATACAAAGAACGTTAGCGACCCTTATGATAGCATTGGATACGATATTGGCGGATGGGATGCAAGTCTTAATGCGCCGTTGGATACAGATTACATAATAATCAATCGGGCCGATCTTTCACAAAATGCCTGGGCACGTGGCAATCGCTGGTTTCACAGTGCTGTTATCACAGCCACAGCAGAATACAACAACAGCGTAGCGGTATTTGATCAAGATTACAGGGCCAAGAGATCAATCATTGAATTTAAACCCAATTTAAAACTTTACAATTCTGGTACTGCTGGTGCAATGGCCATTGATACTATAGATTTTAGATCTACAGATGCGTTGAGTTTAGTTAATAATCAACTGGGATATAGTATTGACGGGTATGCATTGGTGCAAGGGTCACGAGTTGTGTTTGCCGCAGATGCCGATATTGATGTGCGTAGCAAAATTTATGTGGTTGATTTCATTGACCCAACTGGTAATGGAACATTGGTTATTAATCTAGTGCCAGCCACTGACGGACAGATGTCTGACAACAATCAGGTAGTGGTTAAATCTGGCGTAAAATTT